GCTGGTGCTGCAACTGCACCAATTGATGTTAGATATAACGTGGAGCGCATTAATAGCGTTGACTACGTGACTGCTGATCAATTCCAAACTGGAATGCAGCAGGCAGCACAACAAGGTGCTAAACAAGGTGAACAGCAAACACTGAAGCGTTTACAGATGAGTGGCAGCACACGTAAGAGGATCGGAATATGAGCCAATACGCTTTAGGCCATGTTGTAACGATCAATGCTTTGCGAGATGATCCAGGCAGCGATAAAGGGTTGTATGTGCAATTCCGTTTTCAGAACTTTTTCATTAATCAAGATATGACATACACTAATGAGAGTGGTACTCATCCGTATGATTTTGTGCCATTTGGCTTTTCTGGCGTAACAGTAAACCGTACGGGAGACGGGATGGAAGCTACCCTTGTTTTCCCAAACAATGATTTATCTCGCGGATGGGCAGTCTTAGCAATTAGAGATCATTATGTTGTCGAGGTCGAAGTTTTAATTGTTGATTCAACTAATCCGTCGAGTGGTACGCATCAAAGCGTACATAGTTACACCGGGCAGATTACTGGTGGAACTTGGGATAACGTATCGCTAAATTTGCAACTCAGCTCAGTCTTAGACGCTGTTGGGACGGACATCCCAAGGCGCGCTTTAACCAAGAAACTTGTTGGCAACTTGCCAGTCGCAAATAATGTCCGACTGCAGTGATTTAATTGGAATGCCGTACCGGTTTGGTGCTGACGGTAGTGATGGCCATATTGATTGCATCCATCTTTGCTATCGGGCATTAGAGCGGATGGGCATTGACGCGCCACCGTTTAAGCAAAGCTGGTATCAGGCGAGTAAGTGGGATGTATGCCGTGATTTAATGCGCTGGGGTTTGCGAGTTGAAAAGCCTGCGTATGATGGGGACATTCTGCTGCTACCGCAGCAATCCTGGGCATTCGCAGTCACATGGCAAAAAGGGATTCTTTACACGGGGGAAGGGACCAAGGGGGTGAGATGGTCATTGGTCCGAGCATTTACGACGTACCATTGCTTCCGTACGAAAGGCAGCTCATTGCAACGATTGGGATAACTGAAGAAGAGTATCGAGTATTTACAGCTGAGGTTAAAAGGCGTGGAGCAGTAAGACCAGCAGGTCGAGAAAATGTTCCTGACATTGTCAATGGTGTAGATCCGACAACAATTCTGATTAACTTGGCAATCAGCCTTGTGCTGACTGGTGTTTCATACTTGTTAACACCAAAGCCAAAGATGCCACGCGCTCAAGGCGGTGGTGTTACTGATCTTGGCAGCATTACAGGGGCCAATCGTTTTACGCCTTCACGCGGCTTTGAAACGCTTGCAGAGTTAGCAGATTATGCCTCGCCTGTCCCCATAATTTTTGGGATGTATAAGAACAATATTGGCGGAATGCTGGTTACGCCAAAGCTGATTTGGTCGCGGATGTTTAGCCATGGAACGTCGCAAAGAGCGAAGCTTATGTTTGTTGTTGGCGAACAAGGCGTCAACAATATTGGCATTGACAAGCCAGAACTTGAGGGAATTTTTCTGGGAAACAATGCGCTAGATGCAATTTTTAAGGATAAATTTGCTTTTTACTGGCATAAGGCATCTTTCTCGGGTAAATTTCGCATTAAAGGCGGCGACAAACAATATGGATCGCGGGGTTCGCTTGACTCTGGAGATCCAGAAATTAGCGGAAAAGATGATGTTTTTGACGTAGTAGGTTCAGGTTTTGAGCCAGAACAACTTTTTTGTCATGCTTACACGCCAGCCAACTCTACAACGTTTGGCTGCCATAGTACGATTGCAAATGGCACGAATTTCAGAGTTAACTATCAATTAAATCTTATTCCCAAGGATGCAAGCAAGGATTCCGAAAGAGTCACGCTTATGCAAAGGATGAAAGTAGTTGGAGAGTCTGGAGCACTAAAAGACGGCAAACAACTAAGAGACGTAGGTGAAACCCCTGGGACAATTAATTCAGGCCGTCGAGATGCAATTATTGATCAAAGACACGATGGAACGGGCAGAAACTATAGCCCACGCATGGGAGTCGTGGAATACGACGGCATAGAAAATAATGACGATGCAAATAATCCTCAGCTTTTTAAGGATAAAAAAATCAAAACCACGATAGACAACGTAACACAAGGGAAAAAAATTAAATTCGTCATAAAAAACGATAAAATATCAAGTGATTTTTACGAAAGAGAAGGGGGTGAAGGCAAGGCTCCGGTTGATGACATTAACTCAACAGTTGAATCGCTTCAACTAGAAGCAGACGGAGCAATGCAACTTGGTGAACATTTTATGATCGGCGGAAGCATTTGGAAAGTAGTAGATAGAAGGCTTCAAAGATTTGATCCATCGGACACTCCGAGTAGAGCTAGCGATCAACAGATCACACTAGAATGTGTAGATACGTCAACTTCAAAGTTCAAAAAAATTGGAATTGTAAGCAAGAGACTTGTTGTGAATCCAAACGGTGTTGCAAACCAATTTATTGGCGATAGCGGCGTTGGAGACCTTACGCAATCAGTCGGGGCAGCATTTTATCCCATAACGCAAGTTGCTATTGCAACAATCAAAAACAATAGACCTGCGCTTATTACTGAAATTGGTCTCAAAAGCAAAGTCTTTCAGCGTTTAAATGGTCTGTGTAACTTTCAAAATTTGCCATCTAAAGGCGAGGTAAAACAAGCTGAAAAAGACAACACTCAGATCAATAATGGAACAATTTCCGCCACAATTCGTCGTTCTTCAATGTTTAGAATTTTTGTTAGAAAAGCTGGAGAGTCAGGTGAGTTTGAGCCATTTGACATGATATTCGTAATTCAAGGGCAAGTCCCCACTGCTCAATACAATTACATTAAGTTTATAAACGACGAGGAGCGTCAACTAGAATTTAAATTTGTTCCTTTCGCTGCTGATGAATTCAGAACTTTGCCTAACGAGTCCTCAAGTGATCGTTTTGTCGTTTTAGATCAAGCAATAAGTGGCAACACTTCCAATATAGTTGCTATCGATGCAGGCACGAAATTTAATATTAAAGTTGTAGTCTCCGGCGAGAAACACAAAAGTAAAATAAGATTCAAGGGTAATGATGAATTTAAACGAGCGCCAAGACAAGCGCCACCTATTGAGGACTTTACTTATCCAGACGAATTTGCTTTTGATACAGCATTACCTACCGCTGAAAGAGGCGTAATTGCAGAAATTGGCTCACAACTGACCAGGCCACCTTCAAAGCGAAATCTTGCAAATAATGACAACTTAAAAGCAAAACTAGCTTCATTCTTTCATGACATTGCAGGGCCAGCGGAGGGCTCTGGCACTAAGACAGGAAGCTATAAAGAGTTTGAAACACTTGAGTTTATCGATGGTAGCCGTGCTAAATGGCTTCATCTCAAGTGGAAGCTTAGGAAAACAAAAAGCAGTGATGAAGTTAAGATTATATCTGGCAAAAGCAGGGTCTGGGCATTTAATGATGTTGCGATTCCTAGCGATAATAATTCAGGACAATCAACATGCACGGTACTAGGCAGTGGCGGAAATTTTACTAAAAACGAAATAATTGAAATTAAGAGGGGTAGTGAAGCAACTAATCTTACAGAGGCACAAGCCGCCTATGATCCAAATAGCAATCCGTTTATAAGTCAACCAAACTTGCCTCAAATGGAATTCTCAGGAATGAGATTCGTAATTAAAAAGATTGATAAAGATGTCCAATTTGAAGGAATATCTCAGTCTTGGAGGCACGAAGTCTTTGGTCTCGCAGCTGATGCAAATATCAAAAAAGATGAATCAAAGACAGTTACAACAACATTTACAAAAGACAATAAGCAATTAAAAGTAAATCTAAAGGCAACAAAAATAAAATTTAATACGCCTGTCGTAGGCCAAGATTTTGGTTGGTCTAGGCCTGAAATCAGCAAAGTATTCGAGAATGGAACCACAAGCGGGGCGTGGGCAGTAGAGGAGACATTCTCAAGTCCTATAACTATAAATAAAAGCAATCCATTTTTCACACGATACAACGCAGTTGATCAAAGATTTGAAATTTTGAATGTAAAAAAAGAAGATGTAAGCCCAGGCTTTAGCAACTCTGAACTAGACTTTGAAACTATGTCTCAAGTCTCAGATATTAGCAATTATCGTAATTTTGTTGAAAAATCAAACAGCACATCCCCTGAGCATGAAATTGTTTACGTGAATGAAGTGCAGATTAACGACAGCGAAGCAAATATGCTCAACTTAACGCTTGCTGGTTTGTCTTTAAGAGCGGGCCGTAATTTTACCGCTCTTGATCAAATGCGAGTGTGGCTTAAGAACGGAATAGCAGTGGAGCGGTTGCACCCAACAGTTAAAACTCCTGGCTCTTTTTATGGAGACACTGCAGAGTTTGGCCCTAGCAATTTGCTGACAGACCTGATGTATTTTATGTTTACAGACCAAACTGCTGGAGCGGGTGGTTTGCTGGGAATGGATAGCAACAGAAGTTACATGGTTGAAAAAGAAGATTTAGTGCGAACTTCTAAGTTTCTTGTAAAAAACAATTTGTTCTTTAATGGCCCGATTGTTGAGCGCACCAATTTAAGACAGTTCTTCAGTGATATTGCACCAAGCTTTTTATGCAATTTTTCGATAGTCAATGGAAAGTTCTCATTGAAACCTGCTTTTCCAGTGGACAGCAGTGGGCGCATCAGCATAGGCTCTATCGATCCAGAGGCTTTCTTTACCGCTGGAAACATTCTTGAAGACAGTTACAAGATTGAGTACCTTGGGGCGGAAGAACGTCGAGCATTTAAGGCTGTTGTTCGGTATAGGCAGGAACGCGTTAATCAGTTGCCAGAAGAGGCAGTTGTTGAGGTAAAAGGAGTTGACAGTGAAGGCACTTATTCGTCTCCCGGCACTAGCTTGCTGCCTCAAGAAGAATTTGATTTAACTCAATTTTGCACGTCGCGAGATCATGCAATTTTAGTAGCTAAGTATTTCTTGGCCTTAAGAGCTTATGTAACTCATACGATAAACTTTTCTACGACAGCAGAAGGGTTGAACATCGGAGCTGGGTCTTTTATCAAAGTGACGACAGAAGCAACTCCTTACAATTCTGCAAACACTGGAACGGTTGATGGTACTGGAGCCGTTACAAGCGTGCGAGACATGCCGGATGGAGACTATCCAATTACTTATTTTAAATCAGGAGACGGAGATGTTGAAACAGGCAAGTTAATAGTTTCAAATGGCAAGGTCGCGGACTCTACATATCACAACATTTTATTCACTGTTACAGCTAGCGAAGTATCTCAAAACATCTATATTGTTGAGCAGTTAACTTTCTCTCAAGACGGCATTGTTGATATTGTTGCTTCTGAGTACCCTTGCGACAGCAGCAATGTTAGTAAAATAGCGTTGGCGGTTGTAAGCTCAGGAGGCTGGAGCGTTCAGTCATGACTTTCCCAATCACCAAGGCAGGAAGAACAGCACCGTTCAACCCGAGAGATTATTTGGTGCCGAGTGCTCGCACTTTTGAGTCAGGCAACTATCCGGTAAAAACTTATAAAGCTGAAAACGGCGCTGAACACAGGATTTTATATGGCAGCAAGCGTACCAACATGAGGTTGTCTCTTACCTATACTAACATTGCAGACATTGATGCTGAATTGTTTTTAGACCATTACGATACGGTTCAGGGTACTTTTAAAACTTTTGATGTTGGTAGCGTTAATGGGGTAAGTCCAACTCGCGGTGGCTGGGAAGGGAACAAAGATGCTTTAGGCGCTCAAACTCATGGAAATAACTATCGCTATGAAGGGCCGCCGCAGGTTCAACAGCTAGCTTTAGGGCGTAGCACTGTTACAGTGAACCTGATTGGCGTTCTCTGATGGCTCTTTTCACTGGCGCTTCTGGCAAGCTGTTTCTAAACGACACAACTGAAAACGATGTTGCGGGGACTGAGATAGCAAAGGTTCAAAACTGGAGTCTTAGTACATCAGTGTCATTAGTTAGCACTAAAACATTAGGTCAAACAGATGATGTTTTTACTCCTGTAGGAAGGTCTACCACAGGAAGTTGCCGTATTTTGTATTATCAAGAACTACCAGGATTGACAAGCACTACTAACAGTGCAAGCACTTTTTTAAATAAGGTGTTTAAACAACGTGACAGCGCAGCTGGGATTGTTAACGGTGCGTCTCTAGATCAAAACAACACGGATGTTCCATCGAAAACATTTCGTCTGCGACTATTGATTGACGACGGAACTACTGATGGCAAATATATTGATATGAGGGTTTTCATCACTAGCGCTTCTTTGTCAATGAGCGTTGGCGAGGTTGCGGCTGCTGATATACAATTCCAGTGCCAAGGCGCTCCAGTCAAGGTTGAAATCTAATGAGCGTTTATTTAGGGACATTTGGAGAAGTTGAACTCAAACGTGAGTTTGATGGCAACAGCATAATCGCTACGGTCGAGAATCGGCACGTAGATATTAACGCAAAAAGATTTAGTTTTGACTTTGACTTTGCTCAACGTCAGTTAATGACGGGAGACGAGGTTGCGTTTGAGAGCGAAGATGGCTCTACGAACTTAAGTTTCATATCAGGCTATAGCAGGCCAAAAATAGAAAGATTTGTGAATGTAGACGAAGTTGGAGGCATTAGACTTTACAGCACTTTCGCTCAGTCTATTGCTGGAGACATAAATAATGCAATAGCCTTGGCTTCGATATCGAGTGATATCAAAATTAAACTAAGAGTTCAAGACTCCAACTACAAGGTATTGGCAAAAGTTCAAAATTATGAATTAAACACTCAAAGAGATACAGTTGATGTTACGACATTGTCTGATCAGTTCAGAAGCAGTATCTCAAGTCTGATCTCTGGATCTGGCCGAATGGCTTGCGAATGGGAATATGCTGGAGAAACTGTAAAAGAGATCCCAAACTATTTGTTAGAATTACTTTTGCGAACAAAAGTTGGCAGCTCCTTTCAAGGCAGGTTTTACATAAAAACTGCAAATTACAATCCTGCAAACCATCCTTCAGGTACAGACGATTCAATATGGTACGAATTTCAAGGAATATTGACAGCGTGTGCGCTCCAATTTACTCCCGCGCAGCTTGTTCAGATTACTGCTGACTTTGTCACGACAAATGCGATTACGCTTCGGATGGACCTGGAAGATAGATTCGATCTCCTTCTTGAAGATGGATCGTTCCTGCTGCTCGAGCAGGGAACTAATGCAAAATTAAATTTGGAGCAAACCTAGGCATAGCACTATGATGGAGCCAACAGTGGTTTCACCCTTGAGGGCTTCATGTCTAACAAAAAGATCTCAGAGCTAGACCTTCTTACAAGCCTTGACTCCACTGAGCAGCTAGCAATTGTAGATGGTAATCAGACTAAGAGGATTACAGTCGCGACTTTGCTTACGCAGGGTCTTACGTCGGTAACCTCCGCTTCTGTTTCAAGCGCAAAAATTTCATATGTGGCTGGTGGTATTGCTACAGCAGCCATTGCTGATTCTGCAATCACAACAGTAAAGCTTGGAGACGCTCAAGTTTCTGCAGCAAAGATCTCAAACAATGCAATTGTCGTTGTTCAGTCAACCTTGCCGACTTCAGGTCAGTACACAGGACAGCTTGCTCTAACAATTGACGATAATAAGCTTTATGTTTGGAATGGAACTCAATGGGCTAATTCTGTTGCTCCTGGTTCTGTTAATGCCTTTACTGACACGACCTCAGGAATTATAAATATTGCCACAACAGTAAGTAGTGGAACAGCAACAATCACAGCGTCAATTGATGACACTGGATCTGCAGGGCAATTTTTAGCTGGACCTGTTGGATCTGGTGGAACGGTTGGTTATCGCACGATTGATGGCGGCGACTTGCCTACAGCCAGTACCACCTCAAAAGGCGGCATTATTGTAAATGGCGGTGGACTTACTCTAAGTACTGACACAATTCAGATTGACAATAGTGTTACTGCAAGTAGCACTAACCACCTTGTTACTTATGACGCAAATGGATTAATTACTGGTGGTGCGGCAATCACCTCAACTGACCTCCCGATTGCTACAGGTTCCGCCAGAGGTGCTGTCGTTGTTAGTGATGGTCTTGCCGTCGATGCAAGCGGCAATCTCTCAATAGACAACACAGTTACTGCTGGAACATACACCAAAGTTATAGTTACTTCTAAAGGTGTTGTTTCATCAGGCGACACTTTAACTGCAGCGGACATTCCTGATCATTCTGCTGCAAAGCTAACTTCTGGAACAATTGGCTCTTCTTTGATTGCTAATGATGCAATTACCGCAGAGAAGTTGGCGGATTCGTCCACAATGAAGTTTGGGGGTGCGCTTGGCAGCGATAACGTGACTATCTTCCCCGATGGCGATTTTAAAGGACAATTATTTTGGGATGAAACCAGCTTGGATTTATATCTTTATTCAGGGTCGTCTTTTATCCCAATTACGGTCTTATCTGGTAACCTTGTTAATGCTGGGACGTACAACGCAAATAGTAATTTAGTTAGCAGCGTAACGACTGCTGGATCATCAGCAGGTTTTAGTGCAGGGTCTGCTTTGCCCGCTCCAACTGGTGCAAACTTAAATCACTATCTTGTCGTTGATACGTCTGGTACAGGATCAGGTGCTGCACCTGCAGTAGCGCTTGCACCGCCTGACATGTTGCTGTCTAACGGTGTTG